GGCGGTGGCGGTGGCGGCGGCGGCGGCGGCGGTGGAGGTGGCGGCGGCGACGGCTCGCTCTCCCCCGGCACGCCCGTCACCCGGCTGCCGCTGTAGCCGCGAACGCTGGCCGCCGCGACCAGCGCGTACAGCCCAGTCACCCGGGAACCGAGCGCCGATGCGGTCAGGTCGCCGGTGACGGCTGGCTTGTGGTCGCGCGGCATGCGGGCGCCTCGGTCCGGGTCAGACGCCCACGCCCAGCGCCGCCAGGTGCACGTTGCCGCCGGTGATCGAGACGACCTCCCAGCGCGCCTCGGCGTAGGCCGGGTACACGGGAATGCTGAGCGACGAGTCTCCGGCCGCGGACAGCGTGAGCGTGTCCGCCAGCAGCCAGGCGGCGCCCGCATGCGCGCGCACCCACAGCCGCACCGTCGCGGCCGTGGCAGTGCCCAGGCTCGCCTGCGCGGTGAAGCCGCCCACCGGCAGGTCAGCCCAGGCGATGCTGAAGAAGCCCGTGGCGCTGGCGGTGATGGGGTTGGGGGTGAGCTTGGTGGCCATGCGGCTCCTTCCGTGGTCTTCAGGCGGGCTGCGGTTGCGGGCGCTGCGCGATGCCCAGGATCTGCGCCCTGATCTCGCTGACCTGGTCCGCGCTCAGCCCGCCGGTCTTGGCGATGCGCGTCACGGCCTGCTCGGCGGCCTTGATGCGCTCCTCCACCTCGTGGCGCCACTTGCGCTGGCGCACGCTGGTGGTCGTCAGCCGCGCGGCGGCCAGGGCGGCCTTGTTCATGAGGGCGATGCGCTTGGCCGGGTTCTCCTCGGCCTCGGCCTCGCGGGCCACCAGCAGCGCCTCGAAGATGCCTTCGCTGACCATCGCGTTGAGCGCCTCGCCGCGCTTGTCGGCGTCGTCGCGCGCGGTGTCGGCTATCAGCTGCATGTGGCGCGTGGCCGCCGCAATGGCCTCCTGCGCGCGCTTCACGCGCCGGTTCTCCTCGCCCACGGCGCTGCGGCCCACGCTGATGTGCAGCCCGCGGCGGCCCAGCAGCTCGTTGAGCTCGGCCGTCACGCCGTCGATGTCGCCGTAGCCGCGTTCCACGAAGGTGCGCTCCAGCCAGGCGCGCACGTCGGCCGGCAGCTTGGCGATCTTGCGCACGCGGGGCACGTCAGGCCTCCGGCTGCGGGCGCTGCACGCCGGGCACGGTGGCGCGGCCTGTGGCCACGTCCAGCCCGCGCGTGGTGAGCGTGGCCACGGTCACGGCCTGCGCCTTGTGCAGCACCACCAGGCCCTGCTCCTGCAGCCAGGCCAGGTCCTGCTCCAGACGGTCGGCGCTGACGGTGTGGCCCATGTGCTCGGCAAAGCGCCGCAGCAGGTAGGCGTTGGCGCGGTACTGCTCGGCAGGCTCCAGCGCGCGCAGCAGCACCAGGCGGCGGTCGGCGGCCTCGAAGTCGGCGTAGCTGCTCATGGCCTCACACCCCGCCGCCCTTGCTGTGCAGCAGGTACTGCTCGATGCGTGTCACGGTGGCGCGCGTGGTCTGCTGGGTCTCCTGCATGCCCTGCAGCGTGGCCTTGATGGCCAGCACGTTGCCCTCCAGCTCGGCCAGCTCCTCGCTGCTGGGCATGTGCTTGAGCCGCTCGTCCAGCACGTCCACGCGGTTGGTCAGCCGCTCCAGCGCGCGGCCGGCGTCCTCGCCGGGCTTGCGCAGCCACAGCGCCACGATGGCCACCATCTGGATCACGTCCAGCCAGAAGCGCGGGTCATTGAATTCGATCTGGCTCATGCGTGCGGGCTGCGGCCACTTCCTGGGTTTCGCGGCGGCGCAGGTAGTCGATCAGGTGCTGGTGCCGTGCGCGGTCGGCGGCGCACGCGGCTGCATTCGCAGCGTGGTTGCGCCAGGCGGCGGCGAGCGTGAGGCCGGCTCCAGCAGCACAGGCGGGGTCGGCGGGGTCAGCAGATGCGCAGGCACCGGCGGGCACGTCGCGGCCGGCAAGGGCGCTGTTCCACAGGCTGACAGCGCCAGCAGTGAGCTCCACGTCAGCCACAGCCTCGCGGGGCTGCTCCTGCGCCAGGCGGGGCTCGGCCGGCGGCTGCGCTGGCGCGCTGCCGCCGCTGACATCAGCAGCAACGCCACCGCCAGCGCCAGCGCCATCGGCAGGTGCAGCAGCGCGGCCAGCATCAAGCACAAGCCCAGCGCCGGCCACAGCAGGGCAGGCACGTTGCGCAACCAGGACAAGAGGGCGCTCATCGCGGGTCCTTTCCATCAGCGTGGCGTGGTAGCGGCTGTGCAGCGCCAGCTGCTCGCGCAGCGCGCCGGCGGTGGCTTCACCGTCGGCCACCGCGGCGCGGTACTGGCGCAGGGCCTGCGCGCTGGCGCGTTCGCGCTCGGCGGCGGCCTGCGTGGTGGCCCACTCGTGCCCGGCCCAGGCGCCCAGCGCGGCGGCGAAGGCCATCACGCCCAGGGCGGCGCCGGCGCGCAGCAGCAAGGCCTTTGCGATCACGGCGTGTACCAGGGCGGGCGCACCGGCGGCGGCGCGGGGTAGTCGCGCGGCTGCACGGGGTCCGCTTCTTCCGGTGCCTGGGGCATGGGGCGGTCGTGCGGCGGCCGCCAGCTCACCGGCTGCACCGTCAGCGCGCGCAGCAGCGCGTTGGCCAGCGGCAGCGCAAAGGCCAGCATGGCGTACACGTCCAGCCCCAGCAGCGGCTGCAGCACGCCCAGGTGCGCCTCGGCCGCGGCCAGCAGCAGCACGGCCGCGTTCACCCACAGCGTGCGGCTGCGCCACCAGGGCTTGGCGGGGGTGCGTACGTGCACCACGGGCACGCCTGCGCGCATCACTTCACGCCCTCGTGCTCCAGGCTGTAGTGGTTGCCGTCGTTGAAGCGGCCGCCCCAGCAGCCGCCCTGCGACTCCCACCACTCGCCCAGGGCGCGGTGCGCCTCGGTGTCCGCCAGGTACTGCCGGCCGCGGAACAGGTTCAGGTCCACGGCCAGGCGCTGCTTGTGCGCGCTGCGGCTCTCGCCGTAGCCCTGGCGCACGCCCATCGGGCCGAACACGCGCGGGTCGCGATAGGCGTCGCCCAGCGTGACCTCGAAGCCGAGCTCGTGCGCGCGGTCGATGAGCCGCGCGACCATGCGCGCGAAGACCTTCTGCTTCTGCAGCAGGCTCAGTGACTGGAGCTGCGTGGTGTCCACGCGGGCACTGTGGCCGGCGCGGACGAAACAATGAAGTTGAAGAACTTCAAGAGCTGGCCCAGAACGGCCAGCGCTGGCCGGTTTGACGCCGGCGCAGGCCGGCGGCGGGCGCCGGCGCAGGGGCGGTTCAGGCTGCGGCCACAGCGCCGCGCGCGGGCATCTCGTCCCAGGTGCGGCCGTGCAGCTGGCGGCCGGTGACGTGCTTGCGCACGCCGCCCCACTGCTTGAAGAAGAAAGCGGCGCCGGCCTTGGCGCACTGCTGCTGGATCTGCTCCACCCAGTGCGGCTCCATCGGTCGCGCGCCGGGCCCGGACTCGCCGCCGACGATGACCCAGTGGATGCCGCGCAGCGGCAGCCTGGCCAGCGGCCCGATCAGTGGCTCGCAGCTCAGGAAGCGCACCTGCGCCGGCACGCGCTGCAGGTCGCGCACGCGGTGGACTACGCGCTGGTCCTCCACGCTGACGCCCATCCACAGGTTGGCGGGCCAGGGCAGGCTGGAGGCCAGCTCGAGCAGCCGGTCGCTGCGCTTGGTGAGCACCTGGTAGGTGTGCTGCGGCGTGGCCTGTATGGTGGCGAACACCGCGGCGATGAACTCCAGCGGCACGTCCACCTGGAACAGGTCGCTCATGGAGTTCACGAACACCGTGCGCGGCCGCTTCCACTGCCGCGGCTGGTCCACCAGGTCCCAGTGCAGCGTGGGCTCGAAGCCGTTGCGGTAGCGGTCGCTGCCCATCAGGTGCAGGCGCCGCGCCATGCGCTCGGCGTAGCAGTGCTTGCAGCCCTGGCTGATCTTGTAGCACCCGGTGACGGGGTTCCAGGTCACCTCGGTCCACTCGATCGTGCTGTAGCTGGCCAAGGACTCGACTCCGATTCGTGCTGCGCGGCGGGATTATGGGCGTGGCTCGATCAGCGCCGAAAGGATACGCCCCCTCACTGTCCACTGGTGAATCACCGTCTCCACCGGGCGCTCGATGGTCGCCGCGATGCGCAACAGGTTTCGCTCTACCACCGGCTGCTCGACGCCCGCGCCGGGCTGAAAGCTCAGGCGCAGCGGCAAGCCCTTCGCCTTGAAGTCCCGGAACTGCTGCGGCGAGAAGTCGGTGGCCAGCACCCGGCTGCCTTGAAGCTCGCAGTCCTTTCGGTGCTCCTCCTGCTCCTGACGCTCTGAGACATAACCGATGTACCTCTGAGGCACCCCAGTGCAGTCCAGCTCGCCCAACGGCAGGCGATCCACCCCGGCTTCCTCGATCGCGAGGACCTCGCATTCCATGCGCCGCACTGTCCTGCGAACGCCGAACGCGTTTTCTCCCTCGAAGGTGCCCACCTGCCGGCACCGCCGGGCAATCTCGAATGGACGGAGGTGACCAGACGCCCGGTCGACCAGGCGGCGCCCCTCGGGGTCATAACTCACGGCCGACTGTAGGCCCAGATCCCGCGTGTTGGTCTTCAGCGTCATCGCACCCGCTGCCCCAACCTCGCCGGCGTACTTGTCGACGTTCGCCTTCGCGAAGCGCCACAGGTGGGCCATGTCGCCTTCCTGCGCGGCTGCTGCCGCGCCAGCGAGGAACGCCACAAAGACGCCGATCAACGCACTCTTGGCCATACCACCCTCCCCACGATCCCGAGCTCGTCGGCCTGCGGCACCACCTGGCTGCGATAGCTGGGGTTGTCGCTGACGACCTCAACGCCCCCACCGATCAGACGCTGCAGCCGCTTCACGAGAAGCTCGTCGCCGTCGCGCAGCACGTACACGCTGCCGCTGATCAACTCGCGCGACTGTAGATCCACAAGGATCGTCTCGCCATCCCACAAGGTGGGCTCCATGCTCGAGCCCGCAACGTCGAGGAGCGCAAAGCCCGAGCCCGCCCGGCCAAAGTTGCGTCGCATCCACAGCGCCTCGAAGGCGATCTCGCCGACGGACTCTTCCGCGACTTGGCCGTTGTCCATGCCGGCGCCAGCGGATGCGCGCATCACGTAGCGAGGCACGAGGACGAACTTCAGATTCTTGTGTCCCGCCTTGTAGGTAAGCGTTGGGCACCAAGGAATCTCATCCTCTCGCAGGGTCGTGCTCAGGCTCGACTTGTAGCTGAACTGCGGCGCACCAGCAGGAGCACTTGCACGCTCACCGGTCAAGACGTAAAGCGCATCGAAGCCCTCGCGAGACAGTTCCGCCAGCGCCTTAGCACCTGGCTCGGCCCCCTTCTTCTCGTACTTGCCCCACATCTCCCTTCGCACGCCGGCGATCTGTGCTGCCTTCTGCTGGGTCAAGCCCAGGCGCTCGCGCTCCTCGCGAAGGCGATCACCCATATGCGTACTTTTTTCCACAGTGCTATTGACGTGTGCGCACTCAGACGCTCATACTCTTACCAATGCGAACTTCTGTGCACCCCCTAAGAGCGCTTTTTTTCAGCCTTGCGGGTGTGTCTATGACTTTCCACGAATGCGCACGAGTATGAAGCCAACACACCAGTCGAAGTTGAAGTTGCGCGCTCAAGTTCGCGCGGACTTCAAGCGCAAGGGCATTTCCATCGCCGCTTGGGCGCGAGACCACAACGTGAGCAGGTCGCTGGTCTACGCGGTCCTGTCCGACTCGACTCCCCGCGCATGTGCCTTCGGCATGAGCCACCGCGTGGCGGTCCTGTTGGGCCTGAAGGACGGCGAACTCGCCGACTCCACGAAGTCCGTCAACGCCCGCCAGGCGCAGGCATGAGCACGGCGCATGGATCTCGCGGCATGCACCACGCCGACATCACGTCTGCACTCATCAAGGCGGGGACGAACCAGTCCGCCGTCGCCCGGTCGCTGGCCGGGCGCCGCGGCGCGCCGCTCACCGCTGCGGCGGTGCACAACGTCATCAAGGGCCGCTCCAAGAGCGAGCGAATCGCACTTCGCATTTCCCAGCTGGTGGCCATTCCGGTGGCCGTGCTGTGGCCCGGCAAGTACCCCGAGCTGGAGGCCCGGCAGTCTCACCCCCGCATCCGACAGGAGCCGTTCATGACCCCGCACACCGCGCTCGTCAGCGAGCTGTACATGGCGGCCACGCGCGCCGAGTCGGAAGCAGCCGTGCTGCGCGCGGCGCATCGCGGCAGGCAGCCGCCGTTCGGCGTGGTGGAAGACCACCGCAGCAAGGTCCTGGGCGACATGCTGGACGCCATCGAGAGCGCGCTGCCCGGCCTGGGCCAGCGCTTCCTGCAGGCGCTGCACCCCACCGTCGACGTGGCCGAGGTCGCCGACGCCGCCCTGCCGGAGACCGCGCCATGACGGCCGCCGAGAAGTACATCAGCGCGCAGCAGCAGCGCCTGCTGCAGCTGGTGCTGACCCTGGCCGGCAACGAGATCGAGGGCCTGGCCCCCGGCGAGATCGCCAAGCTGGTCGGCTGCCTGCCCAGCCAGGTCACCCGCGACCTGGCCAACCTGCGCCACGCCGGCTGGGCCGAGCAGCTGCCCGCCACCGGGCGCTGGCGCCTGGGCCCGCAGCCCGTGCAGATCGCCATGCGCCACATGACCGCGCTCGACCGAGCCAAGCGCCGGCTCGACGAGACCACCAACCGCTACAGCCGCAGCTGAGGAGCCGTTTTCCATGTCCACCCGTGGCCGCAAGCCCGCCCCCGAACCCGCCGCGCCGGCCGACACGCTGGACCGGCAGGCGCTCGCCGAAGACAGCGCAGCACTGACCGAGGTTTCGCGCCGCAGCATGGAGGTCGCCGAGCGCTTCGGCGACGGCACACCCTACGAGCGTGGCCGCATCGTCTCCGAGGCGCGCTTCTACATGGCCGCCGGCGCCGAGGCCATGCTCGAGCTCGGCAAGCGCCTGGTGCAGATCAAGGAGAACGAGCCGCACGGCGACTTCACCCGCATCGTGACCGAGCAGCTCGGCATCGGCGAGCGCAGCGCCCGCCTGATGATGGCCGCCGCGGTGCGGTTCCTGGCACCGGCGTCAAAACGGCAAGCGCTTGCCGTTTTGGGCAAGACCAAGCTCTTCGACCTGATGGCGGAGTCCGACGAGGACCTGGACGCCCTGGCCGAGGGCGGCACCCTGGCCGGGCTGGAGCTGGACGACATGCAGGCCATGACGTCCAGGGAGCTCAAGGACGCCCTGGCGGCTGCGCGCAAGACCCTTGCGGCCAAGGACGCCGTCATCGCCAAGAAGGACGAGAAGATCAACCGCCTGGCCGAGGCGGCCGAACTGCGCCGCGGCGCCGGGCCGGACGCGCTGCAGGCGGAGCAGCTCGAGGCGCTGCGCAGCCAGACCATCGCCGCCGAGTCCGCGCTGGACGTGTTCCTGGCCACGGTGGACGAGCTCATGGAGAACGGCGCCACCGAGGCCGTGAAGCTCTCCGCCCGCCACGGCGTGGACTACGTCGTGCAGCGCATGGTGGACATGTGCCTGGAGCGCCGCATCACGGTGAACCTGGACACCCGGGTCTCGCCGCTGCACATGCGCGACGTGGAAGCCATCGCCGCGGCCGCACCTGCCGCGCGCGGCAGCAGGAAGCGCGCCTGACGCGCCGCGGCCCGGCCATGCTCAGCAACGCCGAACACGACATCATCGCCCGCGCGCGCGACGAGCTGGCGCGCGCCGGGCATGGCCAGCGCGAGGCCATCCTGGGCCGCGTCTCGCGCGCGCTGGGCTGCTCCACCGCCACCGCCTACCGCAAGCTGCAGCAGGCCGGCTACACCAGCGGCCGCCGCCGCCGCAGCGACGCCGGCGAGTGCGTGCTCACCGACGAAGAGCTGCTGCTGGTGGCCGGCGTGCTGCGCGCCAGCCTCAACAAGAAGGGCCAGCGCATGCCCGTGCGCACGGCGCTGAACATGCTGCAGGCCAGCGGGCAGCTCGGCACGCGGGTGCACGAGAGCACCGTCTCGCGCCAGCTGTACCAGCGCCAGCTGCACCCCGAGCAGATGGCGCTGCCCGAGCCCAGCGTGCGCATGCGCAGCCTGCACCCCAACCACGTGTGGCAGGTGGACAGCACCACCGGCGCCTACTACTACCTGCCCGGCGGCCGGCTGCGCTGGATGCCCGAGGACCAGTTCTACAAGAACAAGGTCGCCAACCTCGTCAAGGCCAGCACCGACCTGCTCACGCGCTACGCCGTCAGCGACCACACCAGCCACGCCGGCAAGGCCCGCCACTACCTGGGCGGCGAGACGGTCGAGAACCTGCTGGACTTCCTGGTGTGGGCCATCTGGAAGCAGGACAGCTCGCCCATGCACGGCGCGCCCCTGGTGCTGGTCATGGACCCGGGCCCGGCCAACCGCAGCCAGGCGCTGGTCAACTTCTGCAAGCGGCTGGGCATCCAGCCCATCTGGCACGCGCCGGGCAGCGCGCGCGTCACCGGCAGCGTGGAGAAGTGGCACGACCTGGTGCGCATGCACTTCGAGACGCGCTTCCGCTTCCGGCGGCCGGAAGACGTGACGATCGAGCTGCTCAACGCCGACGTGGAGGCCTGGGCCGCCGCGTACTGCACCGAGGAGATCCACACCCGCCACGGGCAGAGCCGCTACGGCGCGTGGATGCGCATCCAGCCCGAGCAGCTGCGCGTGCCGGCCAGCCTGGAGGCCCTGCGCGAAGCCGCCACCCGCGAGCCCGAGACGCGCCGCGTGGCCAACGACAAGCGCATCAGCTTCGGCGGGCGCACCTACAACCTGGCGCTGGTGCCCGGCGCCGTGGCCGGGCTGAAGGTCACGGTGGTCTCCAACGTGTTCCGCGCGCCCGCGGTGGACGTGCTCTTCACCGACGCGGACACCGGCGAGCAGACCTGGCACGTGGTGGAGCCCGAGGCCACCGACCAGGCGGGCTTCCCGCTGGACGCCCCGGTGTGGGGGCAGGACATGCGCACCGCCGCCTTCAGCGACGTGGACCGCAACCGCAACGCGCTCACGCGCCAGGCCTACCGCACCGGCGACGAGCTGCCCACCGTGGAGGAGGCCGAGCGCGCCCGCAAGGCCCACGCGCCGGCCTACGCCGGGCTGGTGGACTCGATGGCCGACGTGCGCGCCGCGCAGGTGCCCACCTACCTGCCGCGGCGCAGCACCCCGCTGGCGCTGCCCGAGCGCCGCGTGGAGGCGCGCCGGCTCAACCTGGTGGAAGCCGCCAAGCTGCTGCGCGACAAGCTCGGCGCGGCGTACACGCCGCAGGTTTTCGCGGACCTGCAGGCGCGCTTCGGCCAGGCCGGCGTGCCCGAGGACCAGGTCGACGCGCTGGCGCGCGAGTTTCTGCAGCCCGGCGCTGCAGATGTTGCAGCGCCGGACGCCACGACCGCGCTGCGCGCCGTGGGCGGGGGGCAGCCATGAGCAGCAAGCGCAAGGCGCTTTCCAAGGCCGGCCCGGCCTACGACCCGGCCGACCCGCCGCCGGGCACGCGGCTGGTGCTGGGCACCGTGGCAGCGCGGCTGGGCGTGACGGTGACGCAGATGTCCGCGGCCGCCGGCGTGAGCCGCACCGCGGTGGCGGACCTGCTGACCAACGTCTGGCCGGTGCGCACGCCGGTGCAGCAGATCCGCAGCACGCTGCTGGCGCTGATGGCCGAGCGCGGCGCCACCGACGACGAGCTGGCCACGCTGTTCCACGCCCAGGGCCGCGGCACCGAGGAGCACCCGCGCCGCGGCCCCGACGAGCGCTTCGTGCCGCCGCACCAGGCACCCCCCTTCGAGCCGCCGCCCGCAGGCGCGCAGCCCGCCGATCAACGCCCCCAGGAGGAAGACATGCTGCTGCCCAAGCAGGCCCTCACGCCGCAGGCGCGGCGCCACTTCAAGCTGTTCGTCAACCCCTTCGACGGCGAGGTGACCCGCGACGAGCAGATGTTCGTGGGCAACGAGATCGCCTACTGCCGCGAGGCCGTGTGGCAGTGCGTGCACACCGCCGGCTTCGTGGCCCTGGTCGGCGAGAGCGGCGCGGGCAAGACCACGCTGCTGCAGGACCTCGAGGCGCGGCTGGAGGCCGAGAACCGCCCCGTCACCGTCATCCGCCCCGGCGTGCTGGGCATGGAGGGCAACGACACCAAGGGCAAGGCCATCAAGAGCGCCGACCTGCTGCATGCGGTGATCACCACCCTCAAGCCCGACGCCGTGGTGCCGCAGACGCTGCAGGCGCGCACCGTGCGCGCGGCCAAGCTGCTCACCGCCTCGGCGCAGGCCGGCAACGAGCACCTGCTGGTGGTGGAAGAGGCCCACTGCATGCCCGACGCCACGCTCAAGCACCTCAAGCGCATGCACGAGCTGCGCCTGGGCCGCAAGCCGTTGCTGGGCATCCTGCTGCTGGCGCAGCCCGAGCTGAAGAAGCGCCTGGCCGACGGCCTGCGCGACGGCTCGCTGCGCGAGGTGGCGCAGCGCTGCGAGCTGGTGGAACTGCTGCCGCTGGACGGCGACCTGCGCGCCTACCTGAAGTGCCGCGCAGACGCCGCGAACGTGCAGCTCTCCGCGCTGATGGACGAGACCGCCGTGGAGCAGCTGCGCGCGCGGCTGACCTTCAAGCGCGGCAACTCCGCCATCTCCATGTGCTACCCGCTGGCGGTGAACAACCTCGTCACGCGGGCACTGAACGCCGCCGCCGACCTGGGCATGCCCGTGGTGACCGGCGACGTGGTCAAGGCGCTTTAGGAGGCACCGCAGCATGATCAAGTCGCGACTGCTCTTCCGCGAGACGGGGCACGTGATCCGCACCCGCCGCGAGTGGAACTGGTGGACCGTGGGCCTGGCCGTGGCGCTGCTGCTGGCGGTGTACGCCGCCGCGGCCATCCTGGACGGCCACGTCGACGACGGCCTGGTGCTGCAGGAACGCGCGCGCCAGCAGGCCTTCGAGGAAGGCCGCCGCGCCGGCCAGGCCGAGATGATCGCCACCGCCGAGGCCGCCTGGCAGGCGGCGCACATGGTGGCCGGCGCCACCTGCGCCAGGAGCGAGCCTTGAGCCGCGCGGCCATCAAGGCGAACCCCTTCGCGCAGTTGCTGGGCATGCAGCCGGTGCGGCTGCCCATCACCGGCAGCGCCTGCATGGTGGTGAACGGCAAGCGCATTCGCGACGCCGACGACCTGGCGCGCGAGATCGCCAAGGCCCTGCGGCTGAATCCGCAGGACCCGCAGGTGCGGCATCTGCACCGCCTGCTGACCCGCGCGCGCAAGCGCGAACAGGAGCAGCGCGCCAGGCAGGAAGCCGAGCGCAAGGCCAAGCGCAGCGACTGGGCCGCGCGCCACCCGGAGAAGGCGCGCGAGTACAAGCAGCGCTACCTGGAGCGCCACGGCGAGCGCGTACACCAGCTGCAGGCTGCCTGGGCACGTGCGAAGTACCGCGCGGACCCCGAGGCGAAGCGCGCCAAGGTGCGCGAGTACTACCAGCGCAACCGCGAGGCCATCCTGCAGCGCCTGCGCGAGAAGAAGGCCGCGGCGAAGGCCGCCGCAGCGCAAGGCCCCGGCGAGGCCCCCGAATGAGCCGCGCGCTGGACGCCCTGATCGTTGCGCGGCTGCAGGACCGCCGCGGCCAGTGGGTGCGCGTGGCCGAACTGGCCACCGAGCTGCACCTGGCCGAGAACATCGTCGCGGACAGGCTGGTGAAGGCCGCGCCCTGGTTCGACCTGGTGCTGGGCACGCAGGACGACCGGGTCGTCGAGGCGATGGCGCTGCCCAAGCAGCCGCAGCACTGACACCGCTGCGCAACCCGAACGGAGGCCCGCCATGAGCACCGTCACCCAGCTGCTGAACGCACTGGCCCGCCACCAGGGCCGCGGCAGCGGCATCGCCGCGGCGGAGCTGGCGCGCCGGCTGGACGTGACGCCGCGCCAGCTGCGCAAGCTGATCAGCGCCGCGCGCGAGGACGGCATCGCCATCTGCGGCAAGCCCGCCAGCGGCTACTTCATGCCCGTCACCGCCGAGGAGCTGCACGAGACCTGCGCATTCCTGGAGCACCGCGCCATGCACAGCCTGCGCAAGCTCAGCCGCATGAAGAAGGTGGCGCTGCCCGTGCTGATGGGCCAGCTGCTGATGAACCAGTCCTGAGCCCCCTGCCCCCAACCCTGCTGACCGAGGAGCCCCGAGCATGACCACCCTCAACGAGATCGAGGCCAAGGCCAAGGCCTACGCCGCGGCGCGCGCCACGCTGGCCGACTACGTGGCCGAGCTCAACGCCGGCCTGGACGCGCTGAAGCGCGAGAACCTGCCGCGCGTGAAGCGCGCGCTGGCCCGCGCCGCGGACCTGCAAAGCGAGCTGCAGGCGCTGGTGGCCGCGGCGCCGCAGCACTTCGTGAAGCCGCGCACGCTGGTGCTGCACGGCATCAAGGTGGGCTACGAGAAGGGCAAGGGAACCATCGTCTTCGAGGACGCCGAGCAGGTGGTGGCGCTCATCGACAAGAAGCTGCCCGACCTGGCCGACATGCTGGTGCGCACCGAGCGCAAGCCGCTGAAGACGGCGCTGGCGCAGCTGACGGTGCAGCAGCTCAAGGCCATCGGCTGCCAGGTGCAGGAGGCCGGCGACCAGGTGGTGGTGCGCGCCGTGGACGCCGAGGTGGACAAGCTGGTGGCGGCCCTGCTCAAGGGCGCCGAGGTGGAGCAGACCGTCTGAGAAGTGCAACGCGCGCCGGGTGCCCAGGAGGGGCGCGTGAGCCCGGTGGGATGTCAGCTGTGAGTGGTCCCGTCAAAGCAACCGCAGCAGCCCGCGAGCCGGCAAGCCGCAGTAACGCCCGTCTTGCCCCATGCCTGCACCTACAGGCCGCGGCGCGGGCCGCCTTGCCCGGTGTGCGCAACACCGGGCACCCACACCCAGGAGGACGCCGATGAAGGACACCGTACTCTCCGCGCAGCTGGCCCTGATAGCGGCCAAGGCGCAGGAGCTGGCGCGAACCGCCAGCGCCAGCGACCCCAGCGGCGACCACGTGCGCAAGGAGCTTGCGCTGCTGCACAAGATGGTGTCCGAGGCGCGTGGGCGCGCTCAGGCGCTGGTGGGGTGAGGCGGCGATGGTCACCCACGACATCTACGTCTCGTTCCGCTGCGGCGCATACACGACCGCCGCCACGCGCGGAGTGCGCAGCAGCAGCACCATGAGCGCCGAGGCCGCGGCGCGCCGCCAGGCGGAGAAGCTCTTCGGGCCTGCGCTGTGGGAGATCCGCAAGGTCGACGAGGGGTGCGAGTTCACCGAACGCTGGCAGGCCGTGGTCGACAACACCTGGGAAGCCTACTGCTGGGCCAGCGGCGAGATCGAGTTCGGGCCGCGCACGCCGCCCAAGGCCATACGCATCGCCACCGGCCCGAAGCGCGCCCTGGTTGAGGCGGTTGCGGTTCGCGCCAGGCACGCGTACCCCCGCGCCGACGGCAAGAAGGTGCTCCTGGTGCCCGGCATCCCGGAGCTGCCGAACATCAAGGACCAGCGGGCCAAGGGCGACGCGCTCATGGCCTGGCTGGAGTGGTGCCGCAAAGCCACGTCGCCCAAGACCAGCTATGGCGTGGTGTTCGATCGGATGAAGGCAGCCGAGGAGGTAGCCGCATGAACGCCAAGCTCATCAATGCGCGCGCGGAGATCCAGGCCATCCTGGAGAAGCACGACATCGCTGGCCACGTGATCCTTCACTGCGCGCCCGGCGACCTGGAGGTGTTCATGCACCTGACGCCCGGCTACTCCAAGCTGGTGCGCCAGGGCACGGAGCAGACGGGCCTGTCTTTCCGCCTGCGCTCCAGGCTGGCGGACTACGGCGGCGACGCGGCAGCGCAGGGGCGCGACCTGGCGGCCACTGCGAACATGGTTCACGGTCTCGGTACCGCGCTGGCGCAGGACGCGATCAGCATGCTCGAACTGGCCACCGTGGTGAACAAGGCCACCGGCGCCGTGCACGGCCCGATCGTCCGCACGGAAGGCAGGCCGCAGTGAACGTGCAGCAGCTGCGCGAGGCGCTGGAGAAGATGCCCGGCCACTGGCCCGTGCACGTGGAGGTGCGCGAGGACGGCTCCGGCGGCGGCGTGGACATGGGCTACTACTTCACTCTGGACTGCGTGCCAAGCGCCTTCCCCACGCAGGGCTGCATGGCGGTGATCCGGCTGAACTACGAGCCGACGTAGGCGAGGAGCTTGCTTCATGAGCCAGACCGAGAGACAGATTGCCGGCAACCAGCGCCGCACCCTGCGCGCCATGCGGACGCGGCTTCTGGAAATGGCCGCCGCATGGGACGGGGTCGACCAGTTCAACGTGACCCAGCTCACCGAGCTGGCCGACAAGGCAGAAGAGATGGCCGCCAGCATGGTGGCGGAGGACGTGGAGCTGCCGGAAGAGCGGGGAGGTCCCTTCTGATGCGCGTCTACCTCAGTGGCCCGATGTCCGGCCTGCCCGAGCACAACTTTCCGGCCTTCCACGCGCATGCGCAGCTGCTGCGGGCAGCCGGCCATGACGTCGTGAACCCGGCCGACCTCAACCCTGATCCTGGCAAGAGCTGGGAAGAGTGTCTTCGCACCGACCTGCGCGAGCTGTGCAGCTGCGAAGCCATCGCGCTGATGCCCGGGTGGGAGCGCAGCAAGGGGGCTAACCTCGAGCTGCATGTCGCGCACCGGCTTGGCCTGGAGGTCATTCACCTGCCGCTGCAGTTCGACCTCGTTGCGCACCTGGGCCGGCAGGCTGCCTTCAGCGAGCGGACGTTCGGCCCAGGTCGGCGCGTGGCCGGCGTCTGCGATCACATCCGCAAGGAGCTGATCGAGGTCGAGGAGTCGGGCGGCGCGCTGGCTGAATGGGTCGACGTGATAATCCTCGGCCTGGATGGCGCCTGGAGGAGCGGTGCGACGCCCGACCAGGTCGCCGCGGCCATCGCCGAGAAGCAGGCCAAGAATGAGGCTCGCAGGTGGCCGGACTGGCGCACGGCCGATCCCGGCAAGGCGATCGAGCACGTTCGCGCCGCCGACGCCGCTTGAGCCCCGGGCCTGTGCCATGCCCGCCCGACCAAGCCCTGTCGACGCCGATCAGCGCCGCCGCGACCTGGCCGCCATCCACGCGGCGGCCAAGCAGCTGGCGCTGTCCGACGACGAGTACCGCGACCTCATGGCCACGGTGTGCGGCGGCGTGCGCTCGGCCGGCGCGCTGGACATCGCGGGCCGCCAGCGCTTCCTGCGCCACCTGCAGCAGTGCCTTCAGGCCTCCGGCCGCGGCCCTGCGCGCCTGGTCCGCGCCCCGCTGACGCCGGACCAGCGCAAGATGTGGGCGCTGTGGATGCAGCTGGCCGACGCCGGCAAGGTCCACCAGCGCACCATGTCGGCACTGGCGGCGTTCGCCCAGCGCCAGACCGGCGTGAGCCGCCTGGAGTGGCTGAACGCCCGCCAGGAGCACCTGGTGATCGAGAGCCTGAAGGCCTGGCTGAAGCGGGCCGACGAGCCGACGGCATGAGCACCAAGCCCCGCGAGCTGCCCGAGTTCGTCGACGACCTGGTGCGCATCGGCGCGGCCGAGCTCGTGGCCACAGCCGGGCTCGGCGCGGAGCAGGCCCGCACGGTGATGGCGCGCATCGCCGACGGCATCGTGACGCACTACGCCCGCAGCACCATGTACGTGCCCGCGGCGTTCGGCACGCGCAACCAGGAGATCTGGCGCAAGTACGGCGAGCCCGGGCCCGCAGGCCCCGGCGGGCAGCTGGGCGCGTCACCGTACACCAGGCAGCGGGTCGTCGAGCTGGCCGCCGAGTACGGGCTGACCGAGCGCCAGATCTACAGTGACCGAGCGCCAGATCTACAGCATCCTGACCGTCATGCGGGCCCGGGAGCTGGCTACCATGCAGCCCACGCTGCCCGGCTTCGAGCCCCTGCGCTGACCCCCGCGGCCGGTTTTCCCGGCCTGCAAGCCATTTTCATCGCCTGTCCGGATTCAGTGTGCTCCGGTAGCCTTCATCCGGCTAGTTTTCTCACTCGCCGCCCGGAGTTTTCTCACTCGTGGTCAGCCGGAGACGGTGCGGACGGGGAGGGGCAGACGGT